GAGGTTGCACCAGAATTTATGCAAGATATTGATATTGAGATAGAATATGTATCACCTCTAGCCAAAGCGCAAAGATCTGGTGATGTGCAATCAGCATTACGTTTATTAGAGTTGATGCAGCCACTTGTAGGTGTAGATCCAAGTATTATCGATTATTTAGATTCAGATGGCTTAACAAAACATATGGTCAAAGCATTATCTGTACCAGCAACAGCCATTCGAGGTGATGAAGAAGTTGCCGAGATACGACAAAGAAGAGCAGCGTTACAACAACAGCAAGCAGAATTGATGCAAGCACAACAAGTAGCAGAAGCAGCTGGTAATGCAGCACCAGCACTGCGAGCAGTTAATGCGACAAACGAGCAAGCACAATGAGCATAGACGATCTTAGAGCAGCTTATAGAACATTATTAAATACTGAAGATGGCAAAATTGTAATGAAAGATTTGCAAGCCAGGTATCACATAAATGGATCTACATTTTCAGCAGATCCAAACGAAACAGCCTACAGAGAAGGGCAGCGCACTGTAGTCTTATTTTTATTATCAATGCTGCAAGAACCTAAAATTAGAGAGGACATAGTAGAAACATGAGTGAAGAAGCCCAGGTAGCGGAAGCTCCAGTAGATGCTGGACAAGCTCCGTCTGCGCAGCCAGTTCAATATGATTGGCGCTCAGATATTCCAGAAGATATAAAAAATCATAAATCATTAGAAACTATCCAAGATGTGCCAGGATTAATTAAAAGTTATGTCAATGCACAGTCTATGATAGGTGCAGATAAGGTTGTAAAACCTGGTAAGTTTGCCACATCAGACGATTGGAACAGTTTTTATGATAAAGTTGGTAGGCCAGCAAGTGCTGACGATTACCAATTAGAGAATAAACTAGCCGAAGGCCAAGCAGAAAACGCTGATATGGTTAAATGGTTTAAGAAAACAGCGCATGAAGTAGGATTATTACCTCACCAGGCGCAAAATTTGTTAAATAAATACAACGAATATAGCGGCAGCCAGGTCCAAAAATCGGCAAATGTGACTGAAGATCAAATAAACCAGGTGTCATTAGAGCTAAAAAAAGAATATGGCCAGGCATTTGATGATAGAATGGCACTAGGAAAAGGCGTTGTAGAAAATTTTAGCGCTATTCCAGTAGAAGAATTTGAAGATTTAACACTTAATAATGGTATGAAACTTGGCGATCATCCAGCAATTATTAGGACAATGGTTAATATCGGACAATATATGAAAGAAAAAATGGGTGAAGATACACTTGCTGGCGTAAAAACAACTGGCGGATTAACACCTAATGAAGTTTCTGAAAAGTTAGCAGAACTAACAGATCCAAGCACCCCTTACTGGGATGCAAAACACCCACAACATAGTTTTTATGTTGATGAAGCTATGAGATATAGGGAGATGATATAATGGATGAAAGAGAATTTAGGCTTGAAGTTTTGAGAATGGTACTTGAAACTGGATCTGGTAGGATCATAGATGATCCACTAAATAGAGCCGATAAGTATTTAGCATGGTGCGGAGCTGGAGATAAACCAAATGGTCCTCCAAAAGAAAAGCCATCTAAAGTAGTCGAGATAAGCAAAGGCCCTCGCAAAACCAAATAACTTACGTCTGGTTTCTCCAGGTAGCGTTTTAATTTTAATCTTAACCAAACGGAGTGTGAAATGAGTTCACAAATCACTACCGCTTTCGTTAATCAGTTTAGTTCTAACGTACAGTTATTATCGCAGCAAAGAGGATCTTTGCTCCGTGGTTCTGTATCCGAGGAATCTGTAACTGGTGAGAAAGCCTTTTTTGACCAGGTAGGTGCAACCGCTGCGGTCAAAAGAACATCAAGGCATCAAGACACACAGATCCTTGATACACCACATTCAAGACGAATGGTGACTATGGATTCTTATGAGTGGGCAGATCTAATTGATGATGCTGACAAAATAAGAATGTTAATTGATCCAACATCAACTTATGCTCAAGCAGCTGCTTCAGCGATAGGAAGATCTATGGATGATGCAATTATTACTGCTGCAACTGGTACAGCCAAAACTGGATCAAGTGGCAGCACAGACACATCTATGTTGTCTGGTAATATTATTGCTCACGGATCAGCTGATTTAACTATAGCAAAGCTAATAAGCGCAAAGAAAATTTTGGATGAAGGTTCTGTTGATCCATCTATTCCAAGATATATTGCGGTAGCTCCAGCACAAGTTGAAGCATTACTTGGTACTACACAAATCACATCAAGCGATTTTAATACTGTGAAAGCGCTTGTTGCTGGTGAAGTAGATACATTTATGGGTTTTAAATTCATAATGTCTACCAGGTTAGCTGTGGCATCCAATATCAGAACTTGCTTTGCTTGGGCTGAAGACGGAATCAAAATGGCTGTTGGGCGTGATGTTATGGCGAAAATTGATGAGCGCCCTGATAAGAGCTATAGCACACAAGTCTTTTATTGTGCAACATTTGGCGCAACTCGCATGGAAGAAGCTAAAGTGGTTTCTGTCCTATGTGATGAATCAGCATAAGGGAGATAGAAAATGACTACAAAAAATTCTGATCTCGTAGCCAATTTTGAAGCTACATACACAATGAGTAGTGCTGGTTTGTTAACTGGAACAACTAGGATTGCTCAAGGCACTATCGAACTAGCAGCTGGAGATAGCACAGACAATGATATTGTTATGCTCGCTCCAATACCAACTAACGCTAGAATAAGCTCATTGAAGGTAGGTACTGACACTTTTGGCGGTAGCTGTACTTTTAATGTTGGATTATATACTAGCGCTGGCGTGGTCAAAGACGAAGATTGCTTTGCAAGCTCTGTTGCTGATGCAGCTGCTATGACAGATGTAAGATTTGAAGCCGCAGATATAAGCACTGCTGGTCAAGAGGTTTACACTATAGCTGGTGATTCCTCAGATCCAGGCGGTCATTACTATGTTGCAGCAACATTTAATGCAACTGGCGGTACTGCTGGTACAATGTCATTCATTATTGAATACGTTATAAACTAACAACCAGGACAGCGCAGCAATGCGCTGTCTTTTTTATAGGAATTAATAATGGCTTCTGCGGTTGATATATGTAATTCAGCATTAAATATGATAGGCGCATCTACTATTCTTGCATTATCAGAAGATAGTAAAGCTGGTAGAATATGCAATCAGCGATATGAATTTGTAAGAGATAGTGTCTTTAGGGCGCATCCCTGGAACTGTTTAATATCCAGGCAAACACTGGCAGCTGATTCAGTAGCGCCTAGTTTTACATTCTCTAGTCAATTTACATTACCTACAGATCCATTTTGTTTGCGAGTATTAAAACTTTCAGATCCAGAAATAAAATTTGAAATAGAAGGCAGAAAACTTTTATGCGATGAAAGCACAGTTAATTTGATTTTTGTAAGTAGAGTTACAGATCCAAACCAATACGATCAATTACTTATCAACACAATAGAAGCGGCAATGGCTGCCGACATAGCCTATGCTTTGATAGGCAGTACAACATTAACTGCAACAATGTATGATCTTTATAGAAACAAACTTACAGAAGCTAGGTTTGTAGATGCTACAGAAGGGAACACCACAAATACTGCAAGTATAACTGATAGTGAAGTATTAGCTGCTAATACGTTTATTAATGCGAGATTGTAATGGCCAAGGCTTCACCAACTCTAAATAACTTTACAGCTGGTGAGCTATCGCCAAGGCTAGATGGCCGAACTGATATAAGTAAATATTTTAATGGTTCTAAAACCATGCAGAATTTTACTGTTCATCCTCATGGCGGTGCTAGTCGTAGACCAGGCACAATTTATGTAAACACAGTTAAAACAAGCGCAAATGCAACCAGGCTTATACCTTTTGAATTTAATGTTGAACAAGCTTACATATTAGAATTTGGTAATGAATATTTTAGAATACATAAAGATGGCGGAACTGTAACAAGTGGCGGATCTGCTGTAGAAGTTACAACTGTTTATACGTCTGCTCAAGTTGCACAGATAAAGTTTACACAAAGCGCAGATGTTATGTACCTAGTACATCCATCGCATCCAGTTTACAAAATAACTAGGACAAGTCATACAGCTTGGACATTTACAGCTGTGGATTTTAGGCGTGGTCCTATGCAAGATCCTAATACAACAGCCACAACATTAACAGCCAATGGTAGAACTGGAAGCGTTACAATAACAGCCAGTGCAGATTTATTTGCTTCAACAGATGTTGGCAGATTAGTAAAACTGCATGATGGTTTTGCAAAGATAACAGCATTTACTAATGCAACAACTGTAACTGCAACTGTCCAGGAAAACACAGCTGGCAGAACTGAACTAATGCCAAGCATGACAGCAACTACATTAAGTTTTGCTGAAGGAGATCCAAGCGCTACTGGACTAGAACATAATGATAGAATAGTTGATAGTGCAGCAAACTTTGTAAAAGAAGGTTTTAAGGTAGGACAAAAGGTTGTTATTACTGGTGCTGGTACGTCTGCAAACAATAATAGTTCTGCATTACTTGTCCAGGTAACAGACGATACAATGTTGTTTGCTCCATCTGTAGATGTTGTTGATGAAGCAGCTGGTCAATCAATTACTGTCGCTGGCGTATTAGAAGCCGATGATGATTTTAGCCTGGGAGCATTTTCTACGACAACTGGTTTTCCAGCGTGTGTAAGTTTTTATGAAGAAAGGTTGGTGTTTGCTGGAACAACAACACAACCACAAACAGTATTCTTTTCTGTTGCTGGTGATTTTGAAGATTTTGCAGATGGTACTAATGCTGCGGATGCTTTAAGTTATACTATAGGATCTAGCCAAGTTAACGTCATTAGATACCTGGCATCATCAAGAGTTTTGATTGTTGGTACAAGTGGCGGTGAATTTGCTGTGTCTGCTAGTGGATCTGCGGAACCACTAAGTCCAACTAATGCACAAATAAAACGACAAGCAAGTTATGGAACAGCCGATATACAGCCTATAAATGTAGGACCAGTAACATTATTTGTTCAGCGAGCTTTAAGAAAATTACGAGAGTTAGTATTTAACTTTGATACTGACAGTTATAATGCGCCAGATCTGACTATACTTGCAGAACATATTACTGAAACTGGTATTGTAGAAATGGCCTGGCAACAAGAACCAGATAATGTAATCTGGTGTGTGCTTACAAATGGCTTTCTTGTTGGTATGACATATAGACGAGAAGAACAAGTTGTTGCCTGGCATGAACATATTTTAGGCGGTAGGTTTGGTGATGCTACAATAACTGTAACTGATTATGCCAATATAGCTGTAGGCACAACTATAAAGGTTACTAAGACTAATGGAGAAACAGTTACGTTTGTAAGTGAATCTGCTGGTGCTTCTGATCCTACTGATACGACATTTGGTTTTAGACCGCATACAGATAACAACACAACAGCTGATAATATATTTACCAGGATAAATGCACATTCAGATTTTACTGTAGCTAATCCAGCTGCAAATATAATTACGATAGAAGAAACAGATCCAGAAACAACTGGTTATATAACTATAGAAACTAGCGATCCGACTAGACTTGCAACAACAAACCAGGGTAATTCTGTTGTAGAATCCATTGCTACAATACCTGGCATAGCTGATGAAGATGATCTGTATATGATTGTTAAGAGAACTGTAAACGGATCAACAGTAAGATATATAGAATATTTAAGTAATTATGAGTTTGGCACAGATATAAAAGATGCTTTTTTTGTTGATTGCGGCCTAACATATAGCGGCACAGCAGCAACATCTATATCTGGTCTGACACATTTAGAAGGTGAAAAGATTGTTGTCCTGGGTGATGGCGCAACACATCCAGACAGAACAGTATCGTCTGGTAGTGTCACACTAGCTAGATCAGTAGAAAAAGCACATATTGGATTTAATTATAAATCAACATTGCAAACTATGAGAATTGATGCTGGCGGTACAGAAGGCACATCGCAAGGCAAGAATAAAAGAATAAATAATATAACACTAAGATTATATAGATCTGTAGGTGTGAAGGTAGGTAGCTCAGAAGAGGAACTGGATCTTATACCATTTAGATCTTCAGCAGATGATATGTCTGAAGCTTTAGATATGTTTACTGGTGATAAGGAAGTCGAGTTTAGAGGTGGTTATGATAAT